CCCAGACCCTCAAAAGCCGCCAAATCGCCTAAAATGGGCCTTAAACGGCGTTTGGCGAGGCATCCAGAGCACGCTGCAAACCGCGGTTTGCTCATCATTTGCGCCTCCGCTTCTTTTCGAGCGATTCGATTACGGTCACGGCGTCGCGCATGAGTCGAACTAGGCGCATATCAACAATAGTCCAAAGCGGCATCCGCTCTTCCGAGCCGTTCGCAATCAAAGTAAGATCGCGTTTGATTTCTTTGCGTCGTTCGGCTTTCACTCCCGCCCCTCCCGTTCTGGCCTGTCCGCCTCGTCGGTCGCCTGCCGGTAGTCGGTCATGAGCTGAGCCAAAGCCGGGAAGACCAATCGCACGCGCTCAATCTCGTGCGCCCATTCGTAATGCAACGCCTGCCTCGTCCTGCCGGTCTTGGCCGCCATCTCGCCGAACGACTGCCTGACCGCCGACACATCGCCCGAGCCCAGCCGAAGCGTCACCAAGAACATCGTCGGCGAAAGGTCCGCTAGCGTCCCGAGTCGCCGGCACAGATCCGCCGCGCTCGTCATGCGTAGCTCGTGCAGCTCAACCAGCCTTTCCATAATCTCAGCCGATAGCCGTCCCGCGTCCGACCGTGCGCCGTCGTAAGACGCCTCGTAGTTGGCCGCGCGGTCGTATGTGGCCGTAATCACGTCAAGTCACCGACCGGGTTGTGAATCAGCTTCCGAAGCTCCGGCGAAATCTCAACGGCGTCAATGCCCTGTATGCCGAGCTGCCCGATGCTTTCGCGCTGTTGCAAGATCAAGATCAGCGCCCGAATCTTTTTGATGCGCTCGCCGTATTCGCGCGTGATGGTCTTGCGCTGCATCTCCAGCGTCGTGATGGCTCGCGCCGCCCGTGCAGAGAAGCGCAAAGCCTCAAGTTCTCGTTGATCTTGGTCGTGTGTTTGGGTCGTCGTCATGTGTTACCCCATCGCTTTTGACGGATTACGCTGCGAGTCAATCACGAACGCGTTTCTGCCTCGCGCTCAATCACCGTCAAACCGTTGTTCCGATGCGTACGGTAAACGATTCGCCACTGCGGCTCTACCACCAGCCACTCGTCAATCGCCCGATTGATGCCTTCCCCGCCGTCATCGCCTACGGTCCCAAACGTCTCGGTATCGTGGAAAACAATCCAGCGCCGAACCGCGTCGCCGTGCAGCGCCAGCTCTTGCCGCACTTGGTCGTAGCGGTGCAGCGTGTCGATAAATAGCAGGTCGGTCGGCTCGATCTGCGAGATTGCCAGCGTGGAGCAGATCGAAAAAACCCAGTCCGTTTTGGTGTGCGGCCGCATCGTCTTAAACACGTCGAACTGGTCGTTGATGTCGTAGCTGCGCAGCGTTGCCCGCTTCGTTCGCAGTCCGTGCAGAAACGCAAGCGTGCTGCACCCGGTCCGCACGCCGAATTCGGTCACTTGCTGGCATTGCGCCGCGAGTAGCGAGAGCAAAGGCAGATGCTCGTTAATGTCGCTCGGCGTCCGCGTTGCGTGTTCAAGTGCCGTCGTTAGTTGGTCGTTTGTGTTTTTCATGGTTTGAATTGTTCTGGCAGTTTGAAAGTAACGCCTGAGCAAAGTTCGTTCAGCCGGCGCATGATGTCGTCGCCGAGACATTCCTCCCCGAAGCGTCCGCGCAGCTCCGCGCCCGTGAATCGGGTCGAGAGCACGACTGGAAGCCCGCGCCCATAGCGCTTGTCTAGCACCTCCCAGAACAGCGCGGCCATCGCCGGCGTTGATTTTTCCTTCCCGAGGTCGTCAATCATCAGCACCGAGCATCCGCAGAGCCATTCGACCTGCTCAATGTCCCTCGCGGCCTTGCTCAAGATCCGGCCCAGCTCCACCGCATTGAGCGTGACCGGTGCCCGGCCCTCGCGTTCAAGCTCGCGAGCAAGCGCCCAGTAAGCCGTCGTCTTGCCACTGCCGCTCGGCCCTTTCATCGCGATGCCTTTGCCGTTGCTCGGACGCCACGCCTTGACCCGCTCAAATGCCGCCCTGTCCACGTTGGCCGGCAAAGCGCCGAAGATCGCCTCGCGGAGCTTGGCCGGGCAAGCCTCGTCCCATTTCGGCGTCGCGCTCGTGGCCATCTGCTCGTGTGCCGCGCCGTCGTAGTGGATTCGCACCAGCTCCATGCAGTCATCGCAGACCGAGACGGGCAGCGTGACGACCGACCCGAGCAGCTCGTGCTGCGTCGGCGTCGCGTCGAGATGCTGAGCGCAGCCCCGGCAGACGGGTTGGCCGAATTCCCACTCGGCGCGAGCTCCCGAGCCCCAGGTGTTCGCGAGCCTGGTCTCCCAGCGCGTGCGCTGAGCCGGATTGAATTCGCACTTTAGCCCGGTCAGACGGGCGACGTTGCGAGCCTGAACCTCGCCGAATGGCGTTTCAAAGGGTGTAACCATGTGCGCGTGCCTCCAGTTCGTAGGTTGAGGTGCCGCCCGGTTTATGACCGGAGTTGGTGAACTGATTCGGCTTGTCGCAGAGTGCCCAGTTCTTTGCGAGAGCGTTCGGCGTCAGCACGTTTTCGCGCATGTGCGTCCGGTAGTTCTTCGCCCGGCGCGTGATTTCGTCTGGGCTTACATCTGGGCAAACTCCGCGAATTTCTTCCAGCGCTTTGCCGATGCCTGACCAAGCCGAGGCGACCACTTGCAGCGGGTCAGCGCCTCCGCAGCCTGCGAGAGCGTCCATGAGCAGATTGCGACTCGGCTTTGATTTTGCGGGTTTTTCAGGCGGAACCCCCGGCAAACCTCCTTGCAACTGAAAGTCGGAGCCGGGAACCGGCATCTCTGGTTTCTTTTCTATTACTCTTTCTCTTTCTATTACTATTACGTTGGGTTCCTGCTTGGGTTGTGCTTGGGTTGTGCTTGGGTTGTGCTTTGAACCGTTGAGTTTTGATGCAGCAATTTTTGCTTGGGTTCGTGCTTGGCCTCCCTTGCGTCCAGCCTCGCGCTTGCGTTTGATTTCGTCCTCCAAGTCAGACGGATAGCCCCAGACTCGAAGATCGTCGTCTTGCCAACCCATGAGGCTTTGCGCCCCGTCGATTTCCTCACGCGTTACGCCGCAGACCTGTTGCCACTGTCGATCTTTCCACGTCTTGCAGCCGGCGATGAGTCCGCCGTTTTCTTGCTCGTAGCAATAGCCGAGCACGGCCACCCATGTCCCGCGAGCCGTTGGGTCGGAGCCGATAAATTGCGGAGCGCGAAGGTCCGACGTTTTGATATTGATCCAATTCATAAAAAAAACCCGCCCAGCTTTTGCGGTAGAAATTGGCACACGATGCGCCTCGCAAAAACTGAACGGGTAAATTGTTGGTTGATAATCATCGCACTTCGGCTTTCTACGGCCTGCTCCTTGTTTACGCTTTGCGCTCGCCGGGTAAAGGCAAATCTAGTGCACCGCCTCCGGCTCAAATCGCTCCACGCTGAGGTAAACCCCAATCCTCGCGTCGGTGATCGCCCAATACTTCTCAACGCGTAGTAGTGCCACCTGCGAATCGTCCCGCCAAATGCGCCCGCCCCGCGTGATGCGGTCGAGCACGAGTTTGGCGAGATTGTCCGCGTCCGGCTTGCTGACGTGGCAAACGGGTGCGCTCGCTTTAACGTGCCCGCCCTTACCGTAGTGGCTTTTCGGCCGGCGGAAAAAGAACGCGAGCTTCACCTCGAACGCTCCGACCGGGTCGAGTGCCCCCGCCGCCTTTAGCTCGCGCTCAATCCCGAGGTCTACCGCCCGCTTCCACGCGTCCGCCACGTCCGAGTCATACATCCGCGCAACGTGCTTCGCGCCCATCTTTCGGGCGAAGGCTCGCGCTCGCGGTTGGCCTTTCGGGTCGCCGTAAATGAAGGTGTTCATGTCGCCCTCCCCATTCGCCTGACGAGCAGATGGTCCCGCTCGGCCTGCGTGATGCGATGCAGCGCCAAGCTCATCCGCCGCGCTCTCGCGTGAACATTGCTCAGCGTTGCGCCGCGCAGGTTTCGGACGATCTCGCGCGGTGACTGCATTTCGAGCAGTCGCCGGTCGATCTCAGAATTCGTTTTTTGATGCTGTGATTTTGACCTTACCATATTGTGCCTTTCGTTTCTTGAACCGTCCGAGCTTGTCCCGTCCGGCCTGTGTTTTGCGTTCGTAAGCGAGGTAGTCGCTGACCCATTGCTCATCGCGGCCGCGGCGTTTGCCGAGCGCGTGCCCGACATAAAAGCCGATGCCGGTGCAGAGCGTGACCGTGAGGATAATCAGGAGTTCGTTCATGTTTCGCGGGTGATGCCGACAAGGGTCACAATCCACTCGACCTCGGTTTCTAGTTCGATGGCCTCCTCTAAAGCCTGATCGAGCGTGCATCGCTTTACGACGCTGATGGAGTGGCCCGGTGCTCCCAGCGTGATTCGCCAGTCGGAATAAAAATACTGTTTCTTGTAATAAAGGATAGGTTTCATTTTGCATACCAGCCCGGCAGTTTGAGTTCGTGAATCGTCGGCTCAATGTTCGGCCAATCGTTCGTCTCGAGGCTGCGCTTGAGCCGCACGAGGTCCGCGATGTTCTCGTCCTGGCCCTTGGCAATCGCGTCGTCCGAGAGCGTGTAAACCGCGACGCCGTAAGGCTCCACCTTCTCTACGGCAACGTAGAAAATCCGCGAGACCGGCCGCTGGTAAATCTCGTTGATGAGCGGCAGATAAAAGCCCGCCTGACGATGGTATCCGTAGCTGAACGCGGCACGCTCGAAGTTTCGGAACGCGTCGCTGTCCAAGCTCTCGACCGTCTTGAGGTCCAGCGCGTAGGGTTCGCCGTTGGTAACCTCGCAGCCGAAGGAGCTGAACCAGTCCGTCCGGCATTGCAGCGCGCCAAGTGCGTTCGGCTGTTGCTTGCGCCAAGTCATCTCGGCGTGGCCGTCGTAGAGCAACTGCGACGCAATCGGATGCGCCGCCACCGCCTCGCGCATCGCCACGACTTGCGCCATCTCGCCGGCGTCGAGCAAGGTCTTGTCCGCGTGCTGTGCCGAGAACTCGGCGAACTGGATCTTGCCTTCTTTGGTTCTGCGGTCGCAGTCTGGTTTCAGAATGTAGCGCTTGGCGAATTCCTTTTCTTCCAAGATCGCGCAGTGCACCGCCGAGCCGAGGCGAAACGCGCCCGTCTCTTCCGGCTGAGGCAACGTCTTGGCGACATATTTCTTGAAGTAGAGCGCCGGCCTGCGACGGTAGCACTCCAGCTTCGAGTGACTGATTGCCGGGTTGGCGTGGTATTGTTCGATGGTCTCGCTCATTTGATTTCCTCCAGCCCCAGCTTGCTTTGCAACGGGTCAATCTCCGTCTCGCTCTCGTCCTTGAACCGGACTGACCAGCCGACTTTCACGCTGACCGTGGGAGCCATTGCGAGCGCGTCCCATTCGACGGCGAACGTGGCTTTGGCCTTTGGCTCGGTCTGGTCCTCGTCGTCGGTGAATCCGTCCTGCGCCGCTTTCGCGATGCTGCGGAAGTTGGTTTCGAGCAGCGCCCGGAATTGCTCCGTGGCTGCGTTTATGATAGCTGTCTGTTTTGTGTCGTTGTCGTTGTTCATGTTATTTTCCTTCGTGAGTTCCAGAAATGTGCCGCGCCCTTTTCAATGTCGCGCCGCCCGATGAAGCGTCCGCGACTGTCAACCGCTATGCCTAGTTTGTTTCGGCTGTGCGTGGTTTCGTCTGTGACCTGACGGCGCTTCGGTTTGGCTATTTCAACGTGCACGTCCTTGCGACGGGTCGGCACGCCTGTTTGTCTCTCGGGTATTTTTCTCATTGATTGATTGCCTCGCTCAGTCCGCCCGCGAGCTTGTCGGCCAGCGGCGTGATGTTGATTTCTGCGTGCAAGTCCCGCGCTTCTTCGGCGGTGCGCAGTCCCTTGAGGATGTCGCCAAATTGGTCACGCAGCAGGAATCCGCGTGCTCGGAATTTCATCATGCGCTTGGGGTAGTCGGTCCACGGTCCGGCCTTGCCCCAAAGTTTCGCGGCTTTTGCGTCGCCCATAGTAAAGGTCTCGCTCGCCGGGTCGAAGCCCTTGCGTTGCACCGTGACGGTGAAGCCGTGGCTGTCCTTGCCAGGCTCGCCGACCTCTTGCTCTTTGTAGCTCACGAGCAGCCCGCTGGAGCGAACCAGCGCCAGAGCCGCGTCGCCGTAGATGGCCGGGCGACCGTTAATCACGGCCATGTTTTGCAGCGCAGCCATCGGCGTTAAGCCGATCTCCATGCCGAACTGAATCGCGATCATGACCGACTCCGGCTTTTCCATGCCCTTGGGTGCCCAGCCCGATGCGACTACGGCGCGAGCAAAGCGGAAAGCCTCGTCGATTGATTGGAGCTGCACTCCGTTTGAGCCGAACTGAATCGGTGCTTTTGTAGCGGTCTCTGCGACCGCGATCTCTGTTTTTACGTTGGTGTCCATGTTGTATCGTTGTGTGTGTTTCGTGTGTTGCCCTCCGGTCGTCGTTGGCCGGAGGGTTTTCCGTTTCGGGAAATAGTTGCTGGCGTATTTTCGCACCGCCACCAGCGGCGTCGTAGGGTTGGGTTTATGCTCGGAACCGCCGAGAAGTTTTAGAACGGCACGTTCTCGCCGTCGTCTGCCCGCTGAGTAGCTGGCACTATTGGTGCGCCGCTCTTGCGCTGATGCCACAAGGTGCGGCACGCGTTCTTGAGCAGCACGTCGGCCTCGCGTGGAGCGAACGGCGTGCCGTCCTTCTTGAGCTGCTCTGGTCGGTCGGCTCCATACCAGAGGAGCTGTTTGTCACTGAGTGCCGAGAGTGGCACGCCAGCGTTTTTGCCGAAGTGGACCTGCACGCTGCCCGCGTCCGCGATTGCAATCGCCGGGAGTGGCAGAGTGTCCGGCGTCGCGGTCGGTGCGGTCGCAGCCGTCAGGCTGAGCATCGGCTTCGGCTTTTCGAGAGCGGCGCGAATGGCGCGAAGCTCGGTTAATAGTTCGAGGTGTTGTTCGGTGGTCATAAAATTAGATCGTGCCTTTCATGGCTGCGTTGATGGCAATTGCCCAAACTCCAAAAGCAGTTTTTTTAACTCAGCAACTTCGGCGTCCGCCCGGTCGCGTTCCGCCTCGGCTTTCTCGGCGCGGGCGAGTTGCTTTTGGTAGCCGTAAATCTCTGCTAACCAAGGTTGATCGCTGTGCCACTTGGTCCAGCGATCTACTTCGGCTTGCAATACATCCCCGCGAAGCCTTGCCGCCTTTACCTCGGCGCGGAGGCGGGCGAGTTCGGCGTAAGCTGAAACAATTGAATCGTCGCTCATGGCGGAAGGGCCAGCAAGAAATTTCAACCTCTCGCACTCCGCTTTCGCGGCGGCGAGTTCGCAACGCAACCGGCGTCGATCCGCATCGGCACTAAAGCGCAGGCGTTCGGTTTCGGCAAGTTCGCGTTCAATAAGCTTCATCTCACCGGCGAGCGAATACATGGTTGCGCCGTTCGCGAAGTAGGCTGCATCCGTCCTCGGCGTCGGCGAGAGGGTGGGCGTGCGATGCACAAGATCGTGCAGCGGTTGGCTGCAAGTCTCTCCGATAATGCCGGTGGGCGTGCCCGCAAAAGGCTTCGGCCATTCAGGTGCGCCTGCGTAGGGCGTGGGTTGGTCGAGTGGGTTCATGTTTTTGCCTCCGTCGCGGCGAGACCTGCGAGAAATGCCTGTTCGTGTTTGGTGAAGATCGCCACCGAGTCGGGCGATAGCTTGTCGCCCCATACCATTTGCCAAGAGCGTGCGACCATAAGAGCCTCAATGCCGTGCTCCCGCAGCAGGCGCACTCGCTCGCGCTCGGCGGCGAGTTCGCGTTCAAGGGAAAGGATCAGCGCATCGGGCGGGATAATATAATCCGCTTCGTCGGTGCGCGGGGTGGGTTGGTCGGGTGGGTTCATTTTGTCCTGTGTTGTTTCAAGAGTTTAATTTCCTCAGCGTTCACGAGCCGGGCGAGGTAGCCCAAGTCTTGCGCGATCTTGTATGCGTACCCGGTCGAGATTCCCAGCTCGCAGGCGACGCCTTTGATTCCCTCGTCAGCGTTGATCGCCGCGACGATGCGCGTCTTGTATTCGGGTTTGGTCTTTCGGCTCATCGGGAAAGCGCCTTGACCTTCGCTGCGTAGCCCTTGGTCGCCTGCTTGAGGTGGCCGCGAGGTCCGCCGTTGTGGACGCGTGCCAGTGTGACCACATCGCCCTTAGCCCATGCCTCGGGCGCGTGGCGCTTTAGGTAGGCGGTCGCCACGCGCTTGCTGTAATCCAGCTCGGCCACTCGCGAGTAATCGCCGGCAACGCGGCTGTCCGCGTGATAGGCTCGGTGAATCTGCAAGGGTCCCAGCGCCCGGCCGTTGTCGCCGAGGATTGCGCCGCGCTTGCCGCTCGTCTCGACTACGTGCAGAGCGCGGAAGAATGAGGCGGGTGGAGCGGCGTGCGCGGTTGCCGCAAGCGCGAGGAGGAGGAGTGCGCGTTTCATTTGGTGAGCTTTGAGGCGTTGCGCTTCGCTTGGGCGACCTGCTTCGCCGTGCAGCCCGCGCCGATAGATTCGGCGAGAGCGATTGCGCGGTCGGCGCGTGCTTGGTCTGGCGCGGTGATCGCGAGGATCAGGGCGTGGGTGAGGGCGGATTGGGATGTCATGTTCGATTGCGTCCTCGGCGTTAATTCGCGTTGGGTGGCACCGGAAAACCCCGCGCCTCCGAAGAGGTAGCGGGGCGAAAGGAGTGAAAAAACGGGAGTCTATTTTCCGTAGAACATTGGTTCCGATTTGTCCCACGCATTTTCAAAATGCGCAGTAGCTATTGGGTCGGAAAACAAGATAGCGCGTTGCTCACTGGTTAGTCCGTCGGTAAGATTACGGATCGCAAAGAATAGCTCGCGGTGGGCGATGTAGTCGGCGGACGGCGCGAACTTGGGCTCTTTTTTGGTTTTGAATACCGGAGGATTGCAGGAATACGTTCGCATTGTTATTTGTTTTGGCGTCGGGTTAATTCCCTCCGATGCGAAAACCATACACATCCGCACCGCGATGTGAAGAAAAATGTGCGCGAAGTATCGCACGCAATCCGTGCGCGTTGATAATCAACGACTTACGTCTGAACAAAAAACAGACTCAGCGCGGAATCACTGCACGAAGTGAATCGTGAAGCGTCGCAAGCCTGCGGAGATGTTTGAGCCGTCAACGGTGGCGACTTGAAAGACCGTGTCGTTCGAGTTGTTGCCCGCAGCGGCGTAGTCGTGGGCAATCAGCAAGTCATTCGCCGGGTCAACGCACGCGGCGAGCACGTAGTTTTGTGTCGTGCCGAGCGAGTGCGTGAACGTGAACGTCTCGGTTGGTGCGCCGCCTGTGAGGTTTTCAACGTGCGAGAAACGATTGATGCCGAGATTTGCGCGAGCCGTGGACGGGCTGGCAACGTCCGAGAGGTTGGAGGCTTTTTGAGCTGAGCCGGTGATGCGGGAGTCGTCGCCGGCTGCGATTGTCTGCGAGGCGGTCCCGAAGTTCAGACCAAGGTTGCTGGAAGAATTCGCGTTGCCGATGCGAACAAAAGCGGAAGCGACGCCAGAGCGATTGACCGAGCGCACGCGAACGTAGCCGACTCCGTTCGTCAGATTGTAAAGCGCACACTGTGCTTCGTAAATGATCTCAAGTCGGTTGGATACTCCGTTGACTGCCCATGAGAAATCGGTTGCCGCATCGCTGTCTGTTATCGTGGCCTTGATCTCGTAGTGGCTGAAATCTGCTTCGGTGTTCAGGTTCCATTTCGCAATGACTCCGAAGGCGAACACTCCGGTAATCAAAAGCGGTTTCACGCCGTCCGACGATAGACTTGTCGAAGCTGGCGCAGCCGGCGCGGTCGTGTTGCTCGTAGCGATTTGCGTCACGGTCGCCGATATTGTGCTGCCGACTCCGAACGCGGAAAACGCCTGAACCGCGATCTCGTAGCTTACGTTTGGCGTGAGGTCGTCAATCGAAGCCGTGCCGCCCGTCGTGCTGCGTTGATCGGCGACAATGAAACCGGGTTGCCCGGTCTTGCGGTAAAGCACGTTCATGACTGCCGTGCCCGTGGTGAACGCCGGCACGTTGACGACGATCTGGGAAAGCGTCGTGCCGTCGCTGGAAAGGTAGGTCGCTGTTGAGGCAATCGTCGGCGCGGACGGGGTGCCGGGAGGCGTCGGGTCGGTCTGCCCGGCGACAACTGCAACCGCCGTTGCGTTCGCTCCGGTGCTCTTGGCGCTCTGGTTTTCGGTTCGGTCGTAAGCCGTGACCCAATAAAAATATTGCTGATTGAGCGTCAGGCTAACGTCCACGAACCGGCTCGCCCGCGTTTGCGCGATCTCAGTTGCCGAGCCGGGGTCGTTCGAGGTGTTGCGATAAACGCCATACTCTCCGAGGTCCGCGTTTGTGTTGTCGTTCCAGTCGAGCGAAATGATTTGGCCGGTTCCAGCGATGGCCGTCAGTCCGGTCGGCGTTGCCGGTGGCGTCGTTTTGCTCGGCGCGGTCTGACTGAGCACCGTAGACACGGGAGACAATGCGCCCGAGAACGAAATCCCACGCGCTGCAAATTCGTAAGGCTCGCCGACGGAAAGATCGTCAATCGTGACGGCGTAGGAGACTGACGAGTTGATCTGATTTCCGACGATGAAATCACTTGAGCCCGTGCGCCGATAAAGCACGTCGAGAGCGACCGCGCCCGATGGCAACGGCGGCGCGGTGAGCGAGACTTTGGCAAAGCTAGTGCCGTCCGTTGAGACGTAAACCGTCGTGCTGATCAGCGTCGGAGCGTTCGGCGTGGCCGGCGCAGTTGGGTCAATCGGCCCAGCCGTGATGACGGACGGCGTGGCTTGAACGTAGCTCGTAAAGCCGCTGACGTTCTCGACTGAATCGTAAGCGGTGAGCCAATAGTAATACGTGGTCCCGATGGTCACGTCGGTGTCCACGAACCGCGACGCACGCACCTCCGCGATCTTGTCCGTGTTCGCGTTGGCCGGCGTGATTGCCGAGACGTTCCGGTAAATGCCATACTCCGAAAAGTCCGGCTCGGTGTTGTCGTTCCAGTCGAGCGAGACGGCCTTGCCGGTCCCGATGGCAGCGCTGAGTCCGGTCGGAATTGCCGGCGGCGTCGTGTCCTGCGCGACGGTAATCGACCCGCTAAGATAGCTTGTCGAAATCCCGAAGTAGCTCTCGCCGTAAATCCGCACGTTGTAGTTCGTGCCGATCTTCACGTCGGACGAAATGAAGTCCTCGGTCTGTTCGCCCTCAACCGTGTTCCACGTCAGGTAGGTCGTGCTTGCGGCTGGCTTGTATTCGATGACGACCGAGCCGCCGCTCTGGATAAACTCCGCAGCCGGTGGCGTCCAGCCGACGCGAATCCGTGGCAAGATCGTGCCGTCGGCCTGCACGAGTTGAGTCGTGCCGTCCGCCGTGAGCGAAAGGCTCGTCGGTGCGCTGAGCGTGAACGGGTCGGGCAGCGTCGTGTTCGGCGAGTCCGGCACGGCGATTTGATCGCCAACGGCCCACGAGTAAACCGACGAAGCGGTCTCCCTCAGAGTCATATCCACGAACACTTGCGGCGGCGTCCCGTCGCTCGCAAAGTTCCACTCCATCACCTCGAACACCTTGGACGACCAGCCGAGTTTTTCGTTCGTAATCATGACCGTGTCCCCGGCGCGGACTTGCATCGCCTCCAAGCGGAAGCGTGCAGAGAACGTGATTTCCTCCCGAGCGCGGCGCAGTTCGAGCACGGCGAGCCGTTGAGCGCAGCTCGGCGAGGTGGTGAACGGGAGAACTACGTCGCGGAAAAAGACGTTGCTGTTGTCGGCGGTGACGTAGGTTGCCGAGCTAATCGTCGGGAAGTCCGTCACCTGCCAGTTGTTCGTCTCCGACACGTAAACGCCTTTTACGCTGTTCACCCGGTCGCGTGCGCTCGTTCGCGTCTGCACGTTGAGCGGTCCGACGAAATGCTTCTCGGTCAGCGTCACGGTCGGAATCCGGTAGGCGGACGCGTAGGGAACGATTCTGCCGCCCGTGTAGGCGATCAGTCCGCCCATCGCCGAGAGGAGCTTCCCGATGTTCTCGTCGGGCGATGCGCTCGTCACGATAACGCCGTTGGCCTCGTAGCGGTTCTCGTAAACCGTCGGCGAAAGCGGAAGGATTTGAACCTGTTCCTCGCAGATGGTTGCAGCGACGCCGAACGCGGTATCGTCAACCTCGGCGGCGGTCATACCCATGCCGAGCGAAGTGTCGGTCAGGTAATCCCGAAGGCAGAGCGCGGCGTTTGCGGAATAGGTGGTTGTCGCCGTGCGCGGGTCGAGCACCTTCTTGCCGCGAATCACGGCGCTGATGTTGGGAATCCCGCTCGGGAATTTCTCGGCGTCCCACGTCAGGCGAACGTAAAGGTAAGCGATGCCAGAGAGCTTGTGGTCCGAGGTCCATTTGCCATCGGTCAGGCTCGCCGTGTCCGCGATCAAATCCGCGTCGGCGGTGTCGCCTGGAACGCCGCGCTTTTTGTTCACGCGTGCAACGCCTGCGTAGAATCCCGTCGGCGTGTTTGAGACCAGCGGCACCAGCTCGTCGTTGAAATACACCTCGTCAATCGCTTCGACCTCGTGGCCGGCGAGCGTCAGGACGATGTGCAGGTATTCGTTTTTGGTTCCCGTCGTGCTGAGGTAAACGATGGTCCCGCTGACGCGGCATTTGCCGTAAACAATCGTCCGCGCTGAGATCGGATTGCGGACCAACTGCGAGCGGTCCGAGAGCGACGAGTCCGAAAAGCTCGGCATCTTCGGCGCGAGCAGTTTGGACGCGGCCATTGACGCGGCTGTGACGGCGGCGAATTTAATTACGGATGTGAGCGTTACCGCCTTTGCTGCGGCTACAAAAGAACTGATAACGGCTGGGATGGCTTGTGGCATGTTAAATTTTCCAAGCGGTTTCGACGCTAGAAAGCGGCCCGAAAACAAGCCCGTCCTCCGCGACGAAAGCCGTTGTCACGCCGAGGCAAATCCCGAGCGTCACGCCGCGCCCGGCCTGCTGCGCTACGATGTCGCCACGCCCGGCCAACTGCGGCGCGACGCGGTGCAGCCCTAGCGCGTCCACCAGAGCCTCAACGCCGCCTGCCTCGTCTAAGAATCGCACCGCGCCAAATGCCGACGAGTAGCGATCTCGCCACGTCTTCGCGTAATCCTTTCCCGTGCAAAGCTCGACCCAATCCGCCGCGAACATGCAGCAGTCGTTCGAGCCCCACTCGAACGGTTGATGGCGTCGCGCCTCGATAAATTGCGCGAGCAGGTCCGGCCAGTTGTCGCGGCGTGCTGGCATGGTCACATGTAGGACGTTGACTCGCTCTCGTCGCCGCCGTCTCGAATCGGTGCCGCGAGCTTCGCGTTGCCCCAGTAGATTTGCTTTTCCTGAATTGCGTTCACGAATTCCAAGCCGAGATCCGTCGAAAAAAGGTTCTGCTGTTCTTCGTGCGTGTAACGCACCTCACGCGGCCGGCGAAAGTCCACGAGCTTGTTTTCGGCGGTCATAATAATTGACGCTTCCTGACCGTCGTCGTTGACCGACATAACATCCATGCGGCCGGCAAAAATCGTGACCGGCGAGGCGACGATTGCGCCGGTCGCGTCGAGTGCGCCGAAAAGGACGCTGCACTCCTTCCCTTGGTAGTTTTCGGTGAGCGCAAGCGAGACGTAAGCGGTGGGAACGCCCGAGAGCTGGAAGTTGATTCCACGCGCCGCGAGGTCGGTCGTCTCCTCAACCGGCGAAATCGTGCCAAGCGTTCCGATACCCTGATAAGTCACTGCGCCGACGGTGATTGTGCCGTAACCGCTCCAAAGCCGGAGCGGCGTTGAGAACGAGAACGACGCGAGCAAGATTGGCGAGAGCTGCGACGCGCTGACCTCGGTAACCATGTTGGCCGAGAGCGACCGGCCTGCGGTGGTGATGCTCATGACTCAACGTCCTCAACGATGGCGAAGCCCACGCCGTAAATGCTCGCCTCGCCGATTGACCATTCGGTGCTTGGCGATGCGAGGCGAAAGACGCCTTTCGCGTTGGCGTAGGTGATGGCCGTGCCGCCCGCGTAGCTTTTGCGTAGAGCCGGAAAAAGATCGACGCTCGTTGATGAGTTGGATTGCACGACCTTGTAAAGCGAGGTCGAGATTTGCAGCCAGTCGCCGACGGCGAACGAGCCGGTTGCGCCGCCGAATGTCAGCGTGGTTCCGTTCGCGGTTGCCGTCGTGACGGTCAGCGTGCCGGTGACGCCGCCTCGGTTCGTCGGATTGGCGTAGTCTTGAAAATAGAACGTGCCGCGCTGCGCCGCCAAGAGGAACGCGATGACGGTCTCCGCGTCCGCCCGCTTCATCGGCGGACAATCGACCGAGCCGAGCCACGCTTGCCCCGGCCAGTTGTATTGCTGCGTCTGGAGCGTGAACGGCGAGGTGTTGCGCGAGGTCGCCGAGACGCCCGTAAACGACAAGCGCGAGAGGTTAAACGGACTAGGCGGCGTGAGTGGATAGGTGATAGCCATGACGATTAGGCGAAGGCTGCACGGTATCCGCCGCCGCGTCGAACCATGTCGGGAATCTCGGCCTTTAGCCGGCGACGCTCTTGGTCGAGAATCGGCACGAGTTCGGCCCGCGAGACGCCCGCCGCGATGTTGTAATTGACCGTGACGCTGCCGGCGCTCGAACCGCTGCCGCCGCCCATCTTGTTATTCGGAACGATGGTGCCCGACGCGTGCGGCACGAACAGCTCTGGTCCCTTTTCGCCGACGACGTAGGGCGAGCCGCTGCTGACGGGTCCGCCCATTGCGCGAAAGCCGAACGCACTTTTAATTGCGCCGCCGATGCCGGCTGCGAGCGGCTGCGTGACCAGTTGGCTAAAGACCAGCCGAACCAAATCGCGTCCGAGCGAGCGGACGACCTCGCCGAGTTTTTGACCGCTCAAGATTGCGTCCTCGAAGCCTTGGGCGATTAGGTTGCCGGCTTCCATGCTGAGCCGCCCCTGTTCGTCCAAAAGCGGAGCAATCTTTTGCAAGACCAGCACGAGTTCGTTGTTTAACTCGGTGCGCTTTTTTAAGTCGCTCATGTCCGCCGTTGCGATTTTTCCCATAATGGCCGACTCTTGCGCCCTGAGAGCGGAGATTCTTTCGCCGAGGGACAAAGCCTCGCCCGAATAGATTGCGGCCTGAGCGCGGCCCAAATCTTCCAGCGACTTTTGATAAACTTCGTTTTCGGCGGTGAGTTTTGCCTGAGTCGCAGCCTTGAAGTCGGTTAGCTTTTTGATCGTTTCTTCGAGCGCGATTTGGTTCCGCAGCGCCTCGTTGTAGCCTTCTGTTCCCTGCGCTTGGTCGCGGTTGGTGGTTATTCTGGATTCAAATTTGCTGCGATCTCTTTCCAGTTTTAGGAGCATTTGCTCGTCGCTCAGCCGGTCCTCGAAGTTTCGCATCTGTGCCGCGCCAAGTTTTTCCTGCAAGGCAATCCCTTCGTTCGCCAGCGTCTCTTGCTCGGCAGACGTGCCGCTGATTAGTCGCGCAATCTTTTCGGTGATGTTTTGGATATTGACGCCGAGAGCGGTCGCAAAAGCAGTGCCGATCTGCTCCGCGTTAAACATTTTTTTAAACACTGAACCAGCCACCCTTGAGCTGTTCTGGAGCTTCGAAAGCGAGTTCTGCACGCTCGCAAAAGCCGCCCTCGTCGCATCGACCGCCCTCAGTGTAAATGTTGCCTCGGCCATGTTATTTAGAGATTCGGTTTTGGTGTTCGATGTAAGCCAGCCAGCCGTTTAATTCCTCGGCCGGCATCGCCAGAACTTCGTGGGCAAATTTGTGCAGACGATCCGCGAGCGCGTAAACGGCGAGGAGGTCTGCCGCCTCCCCGCCGTAAATCAGTTTTTTAGGTCGTCCACCTTCGGCGCGTCATCCGCGAGAATGGCGTTTGCGACGCGGCCGACGACGTTGCTGTCCGCCTTGTTCAACAGCGTCGGCTTGTGCTCAATCGTGAACAGCTTCACGCCGTGCTCGTCGGTGGCTTTCATGATCAGGATGTCCACCAAAAGCTCCATGTCGTTTTCTTTGCTGCGACGATAGAGCCGGTTTTTTTCCGAGAGCGTGACCGGCGTTGCGTGAACGACGAGCTTCCACTCCGGCACGTCGATCTTGCGCGTGCCGAGCGATGCGAAATGTTCCCTGACGAGGTCGATTGCGTCCATGTGTGTTGTGTGTTTTGCCTGCTAAATTAAGCCGTCAACGTTGAGAGCGGACCGTTACCTTCGAAGGCAATCGAGCCTTCTACGATGCCGTCAAAGCTGGCGCTCACATTAAACTGGGTCACGATGGCGGCGCCGGAATAGTAAACGTCGCCGGTGCTTGCGCCTTCTGGGTAAAGGTTAAGCGTGACCGAGCTGCCGATGGTGATCAGAAGCTGACCGGCGTCGCCTTCGTCCCAGTAAAGATCGCCCGACGCGCTCCAAGTTTTCATGGAAGCAAGCCGGGTGCGGTAGGTGTCGCCGATTACCGAATCTTCTACGGTGTCGGAGGTGTGGGTCAGAGCGTAGTTGCGAAGCTCGCCGATGGTGGTGCTGGATAATTTGATTAGGCCGTCGCGGCCAAGTTTGGTTGCCATAAAATGAGGTTAGTCGGTTGAAAAATAGATGCAGTTGAAAGTGTGCCGAGCCGAGCCGAAGCGCCGGTCCTCGTCTGGCTCAATCGTATATTCCACGCTCGTCAAATGCAGGTCTTGACACTGCCCGCCGAGCGTAACGTCCGCGAGCACCGCCGCCTCGACCGCTGCGCTGCCGGTGTCGAAAAGGTCATCAATCAGGTAGGTGCCGCTTTCGGCGGTGAAGTAGTCCACGACGAGCTGCAGCTGGCGGTATTGCGTGCGATTGCTCGGCCCGAGCGTGCGAACTTCGATCTGCTCGCTGACCGCGTAAACGGCGGCGGAGGGAAAGCTGATGCTCGCAATCGTGTTGTTGCGCCCGCGCAAGATGTTTGCAGTCGGCACGACGAGAGCGCCCGTGAGCGCGTTGGCGGTTGCGTTGCGGATGTTTGTGCGGGTGCTCATGCTTCTTTGGGTATGACCATGCCGCCCTTCACTTTTGCGAATCCGAGATTCACGGCGCGGTTGGCGAGAAGGGCTCGATATTTCGAGAGCGTGACCTTGTAGCGAATTTTAAGAGCCGAATCAACCACGCGCTGCAGGTCGGGAATCTTGTTGCCGGTGGTCCGTGCGCTCACGAAAGGATTCTGCCCAAATTGCACTTGAGCTGTTCCAGCCTTTGCCATGTGCCGACGAATCCAAGCTGGCACGCGAACGCCGCACGCCATTGCAGCCGCAGCAAATCCAGCCTTACCGAGACCGACCTTTTTTTGAACGTATTTGAGATAGGCGTCCGCCGCCTGATTCGTGACCCACATTTGGTCCTGCACCTGCCAGCGACCGATTGCGCTGCGCGTGACCTGTTTCGGCCTCCCGCGTGCATTTCTGTTCGCGTGATGAAACGCCCGCATCTGCGCGATGGATGCGCCCGGTTGCCAGAACTTGCGATAAATGCGGATTTTCTTCGAGCCCTCCCAGCCAAGGTTCACGCCCATCGTTTCATTCTGCCCGTCGCGTGGTGGAACTTCCG